ATGGGTTCGATCATCGAGCGGAAGAGAAAAGACGGAACGGTCGCCTATATGGCGCAAATCATGATTATGCGCGACCGGAAAATCGTGTTCCGCGAGAATAGAACGTTTGAACGACGCCCTGCGGCGAATGCTTGGCTGAAGAAACGAGAGGCAGAGCTTGATCAACCGGGTGCCCTAGCTTCCGCCAAGTCGGCGAAACGGTCAGCAACCCTCGCCGACGCTATCGACAAATACGTTCGAGAAAGCGTCCGTCCGATCGGCAAAACCAAGGCCCAAGTCTTGGAGACAATCAAAAGCTTTGATATCGCCGACATACCCTGCCCCGAGATCGGCAGCCAACAGATCACCGCTTTTGCCACTGAACTCAGGAAAACCCGTGCTCCTTCCACGGTCGCGAACTATCTCTCACACCTATCGGCCGTGTTTCGTATTGCCCGCCCCGCTTGGGGCTTCGAGCTCAACTATGACGCCGTGAAAGACGCCTTCATCGTCGGCAAGGCCTTGGGACTAACGGGGCGCTCCAAGGTCAGGGAGCGTCGGCCGACGATTGAAGAGATGGATAGGCTCATGGCGCACTTCGCGATGGGGCACGCGAAACGTCCATTCTCAAACCCAATGCACAAAATAGCAGCCTTCGCGATGTTCTCTACACGTCGCATGGAAGAGATCACTCTACTTCGCTGGACCGATCTGGACGAAGAAGGGGAGCGGATTTTAGTAAGAGACATGAAGGACCCGGGAGAGAAAGAGGGGAACAACGTGTGGTGTGACATCCCCGCCCCCGCCCTTCGGATCATTCAGTCTATGGACCGCACCCAAGAGCGCATCTTTCCCTATAGCACAGATGCCATCGGCGCCGCCTTCACACGCGCCGTCGCCCTTCTCGGTGTCAAGGATCTACACTTTCATGATCTTCGGCACGAAGGGGTTTCTCGGCTATTCGAAATGGGCTTGAGCCTACCTCGCGTCGCAGCCGTGTCAGGGCATCGCTCATGGAATACCCTAAAGCGCTACACCCACTTACGGCAGATGGGCGACAAGTGGGCGGACTGGGCGTGGCTGAAGAAAATTAGTCAAAATGACATACGCACTTTACACCGGCCCGAGTCAGAGAAGGTATATCCTGAAGATCTAAATTCACAATGCATAGTATTATAAGGGGCGCCCGGATTTCCCGGGCGCCCGATCAATGCCTAGAGCTTCGGCGGATATATATCCTTAATCAGATCCCAGAGTTCCATAACCAGGTCAAGAACTCGCATCATAAACAGGATATACTTCATTCTTAACACCTTTCGGTACAGCCGCCGAAAGGTGCCACTCCGTAGATATGTACTTCATAAGTAGGCCTTTCGGTCAGCAAATGAAGCAGTTCTGCTCAAGGCCTGCCATTTAGCCTTGGGAGGAAAACCTACCGACCAACTCCGTCTCTCGATGTTGAGAGGGGTAGTCGTCTAGTAGGCCTGGCTTTTGGGAAATAGGGTAGATATTCCGAGCTTCAAGATGTTGTTAGCACTAAATTAGCCAAATTTGTTAGGCGAGCCGGCAAGCAATTGTTGTACATAAAAGTCGATTTATGGAAATTCAATCTGAGATTGCATTCGCTGCCCTTAACAAAAATGAATATAATCGGAAGTGAAAACTTCCTTGCCGAGGATGCGCCGAAGCGCCGCTGGAACAGATAGCCACCGCTGACCGTAGCGATATGACGAGTTTCAGACCATAGTCATAGTATTCCACCGAATTTGGGACCGCGAGCATTTCTGGCTAACAAGACTGTCACCTTCGGGAGATCCACGCTTAGCCGATACCCTCTAGGCGGTTATGCCGTCTGCCTCTTGAGTAGTTGGGCCTCCACGTATATATTAGTCAGGATTAGCTAACGAGGCCGACATGTCCACGATCAATATGCTCGATGCCAAGACGCACCTCTCAAAGCTTGTCGGCGACGTCGAGAGTGGCGCTGTCGAAGAGGTCATCATTGCCCGCAACGGCAAGCCGGCGGCGAAGCTCGTGCCGATCGGCAAAGCTCGGGACAGCGGCAAGCGGCTAGGACTGCTTAAGGGGCGCTTCAAGGCGATGCCGCTCGAAGAGTTCAACGCCAGCGACGAGGCCGTTGCCGCGTTTTTCAGTGGCCAGGAGCGCGGTTGATACATGCGCCTTTTGCTTGATACCCACGTGGCGATTTGGGCCTTGGTTTCGCCCGACCTCATCCCGGATCGCATTGCCAACCTTATCGCCGACCCGGAGAACGACATCTACGTGTCGGCGGCGAGTGTCTGGGAGATCGGCATCAAGTTCGCCCTCGGCAAGCCAAGCGCGCCGCCGTTCTCGGCTCGGGATGCCATTTCCTATTTCGCTGAGGCCGGTTTTATCTCCCTTCCAGTCACGGCTGCCCACGCCGCTGCGGTGGAGGAGCTTCCACCGATCCACGCCGATCCCTTTGACAGGATTCTCGTTGCTCAAGCCATCAGTGAGCCGCTGCGGTTGATCAGTCACGACGCTAAGGTCGCCGCATACGGGTCCGCTGTCCTCAGTTGGTAGCCGAGTTTCCGCTCACTTCCCTACGGCGAGCCACCTTATCAGTGTCGGCGCATAGGTCGACACGATACCTCCAGCGAACATGAGCAAACCAAGAAGCAGCTTCGCGCCCTTCGCCTGATCGAGCAGGCTATTGAGGTGCTCAACGGCATCGGCGAGCCGGCGGATATCCTCTCCCATCTGTTCGACCTTCACTTCAAGCGCGATTACCTTGTCGCGGGTATCGTCCACGGCAGCCCCCCCTGCTCAAATATCGTTATGCCGGCGGGGCACCCTGCCCCGCCGTGTTGGTCGCCTCACCGCGACCGTTGGATCATCTCGTCATTGCCGAGCAGGCGTTTCAGCGCGGCCGGGTCGGTCTCGGCTAGGCAGACGGCCGCCGCCGGCTGGAGAGGTGTGACGAGCTTTAGACCGTCACCGAGTCGGCCGGCCGCCGGGTTGCAGGCCGAGACAGCCATCGCGGCCACCGGCACGACGGCAAAGCTCCTCAATCGTCTTCCGATCGAGCTTTTCATCAATCACCACTCTTTCCCGATGAGCTTCGAGGCTTCCGGCGTTCTGTCGGGCAACCTCGGAAGCCACACCGGCCGCGTAGATGCGCCATGCGGCAAGGCCGAGGCCGGCCGCCAGCGCGAGGAGGAGGAGAAGCCGCCAATCGCCCTTGATGAAGGCGAAGGCGGCAGCGAGCGCGGCGGTCACGCCAGGGCCTCGGCGAGTTCCGCCCGGCGCCGACGTGCCCACCAACCGTAGACGGTGCCTCCGATCACCAGGGCGGCTGAGGTGACGACTATGCCGGCGATGATGTTCGAGATGAGCGGGCTACCCGAGGCGAGCGGAGCAAGCTGCTCCTGCGCACTCTGGAGCGTGCCGAGCACCGTTGTGCCGGTCGCAAGGCCGCCACCAGTCGCCGCGTCGGCGATCGCCGCCGAGGGCGCCGCCTTGGCGTCAGATACGGTCGCCTTGCGAGCCCCCGCCGCATCGTAAACCACTTCCGGCCCGACCGAGCCACGCGCCCACGCCTGCCCCACGGCAAGCACTTGCTTGAGGCGAGAAGCCCAGCCCTTGCCGAATTTCTTCCAGCCCTTGAGAGCCTTCAGGAAGGTTTCGCGAAGGGCGAGGATCTTGGCAATCAGTGTGTCGTGATCTTCGACAGCATTGACGGCCGCGATCGTCTCCGGCCCCACCAACCCATCAACCTTGGCAAGCCCGAGCGCCCGTTGCAGCCACTTCACCGACTGCCCTGGACCGCTATTGGCGCCGCCATCAAACACGACATAGCCGACACCAGGTGGAAGCTGGTCACCCTTGATCAGATCCCAATAGCGGCTCTTGTAAATCGCCCGCACCTCATCGTCATTGATCAGGCGGACGCTTTGCCGGCCGGCGCCGACACTCTTGCGATAGGTGTCATAGACCGCCTGCGTAACACCCTTGTTCGTGGCGCCTCCTGGATCATCAGGGTCATTTACAAAGCCCCCCTCAATCACCAGCACCTTGGCAAGAGCGCGATCGAATTCGGCAACAGTCATGGTTTGTCCTTTCATCAGGGCATGAAAAAACCCGCGCGAGGCGGGTCGTGAAAAGCTGTCGGCTTGGTTGAGTTGTGAAAGAAACCTTTCCCGGAGGAAGTTGGGCAGGTGCCCACCTTCGGGCGGAAGGGAAGCGATTCGAATGGTTTCTGTTGGCTACGTTTCAAACTTCAACGGCAAGCGCGCTTACCGCGTTACGATGTTCGGCAAGCCGGTTGACCGGTTTAGCTCCTACTTTGAGGCGATAGAGTTCGCCGCTGAGCTTTGTGACGGCTACGGTTGGCCAGGCATGTACAGAGGGGTAAAGTGCACGGTTCGCAGTTAGCCATGGCATGAAAAAACCCGCGCGAGGCGGGTCGGAGCGATCGGGAGTGTTTGGGGCGGGTCAGCCGGGCCAGCCGGTGGAAACATCAATGGCGTCGAGCGAGGCTTTGTCTTCAGCCGCGAGAGCAGCATCCTTCAAGTCGCGCCGATGCTGGACAATGGCCGCGTAATAAGCGCCAGCTGATGCCGCGAGCGTCAGCCCCTCTGCCGGCGTGATAAGTGGAATGCGGACATTCTCGATTGTAATCCAGCCGCGCGCGTAGCTGTCGGGCCAGGGAACAGCACCAGAGGAAGCGGCCGTCGCGGTCGCCGCCATCGCGGTGAGATCGGCGCGGCTTCCGTCATCAAGAGCGAGGTGCAGATCAACTTCAACAGGAGCTCCTTTGGAGAGTCGGGCATAGGCCTCAACGTTGATCGCCGCGAGCTTTGCCGCGCGGAGATCATCGAGCGTCGGAGCAGGCGCACCCAAGTTAAGCCCCCGGGTGGATGGATCGCCGACAAAATCGATAACGACCGGGTCGCGGCCTAGATACCACGTCTCTCCACGGTGATCGGCGACAAGACGCCAGACACCCTCAGACCAAATGGCCGTCTGGCCTGCACTGGCATCCGGTGGAGCCTCATTGACGCATCCGGCAGGTACGTGAAAAACACCCGGTTCCAGAGGGCTTTCGTATGCAGTGGCGGCTCCCAAATAGGTGCCGTCTTGGCCGAGTTGATAGACTGTCTTGGTGGCCATAGTTGACCTCAATGTTTGATGCAGCCGAGGAGAGCGACGTTGATTGGGCGAGTTTCTGTTGCGGTTCGGGGATTTCCATGTGTCCCGTCCGCGACCGGATCGCCAGAAGTCGTTATCGGATTTGTAATAGGCAGCACTCCGCCGCTGCCCGGATAAAGGCTTGTAGTGGCTTGATAGAGAAGTCGAAGTGCTAGTCCGTCAGGCGTCAGCAAATGTCGGTGTCCCTGGACGGCATCAAGCTGCTCGGTACCAAGGGCGCGTGCTGCGTCCACGCCACGTCCCCCGTCCAAGAAGCGAACAAACACGCCTCTCAAATCGCGCGTAACCAGATAGTTGCCTGTGGTTGAGCGTGTGGTGTTCGGGCTAGCTGGGTCTGTGCAACGATACCAAGCGGGTGCCGTGGCGTTGAGCGCATCGCCGCAGTACTTGGCCGTATCGAGGTCTGTGTACACAGAACGATTGATCGCCGATCCATCGCCAACAATCCATCCAACGGGCGGTGCGGAAAGATCAAACCCCATGACAGCGCCAGTGGGCACTCCGGCGACCGTGATAGTGACATCACCGCCTAGACTGGCTTCAGATCCCCCATTGAGCTTGACCCCAGATCCCGCAAGCAACTTGCGCCCGAGAGGCACAAAAGCGGGGACTAGCGCATGTGTTTCCGGACTGACTGCGGCGATTTGAACATCATCCGCACCATCAAAGAGATTGAGCAGCCAAGTCGCGCCAGAATCGTCGATCCACATCATGCCCGGCTGGACGTAGGCGGGACGCGCCGCGCCCTTGTGGTTGGTCAAAAGCGCAGGCACCACTCCGTTCAGCCGCTCAAGCAGGGTCGATCCGCTGTCCTCGGGGGACAGCGGCTCATAGCCATATTGTGTCATGGATCACCTCAGGTTCTCAGCTGCCCATAACCGGCAGCCACATAGTCGAAGGTTCGCGCCACGGCCGCGCCGTTGGCATTGCGGAAGGCGATCGAGAAGCCGCCTTCACCCTTGTCGGTCAGTTCGTAATAGTCGCCGGTCGCCATGCCTTGAGCCGACACGGAAAGGCCGGTCAGGCGCTTGTAGGCCGGCGCGAAGTCCACCCGCAGGCCCGTGACCGGCACGGCGAGGTCATTGCCGCTGACGATACGGTCGGGCATGTCGACCAGCAGCCGCGCCCGGCTGACCACCGGCGTGATGGCCGGAGCGCCGCTCGTCAACACCAGACGCCTTTGGAAGGCGCGAGCGACGACGTCGCCGGTCACCGCCTCGCGCCAATCGCTCCAGACCGGATCGGCTTCCGGATCGTCGTTGGTGGTGGAGATCTCCATCACCGCGCCCCAGAGTGTCGAGCTAGCACCGGCGAGGCTTTCCACATCGCGAAGACGCGCCCACGATCCAATCGTGTTGTTGAGGTTGTCGCCCGAAACGACGATCTCCGGCGTGACGCGGCTGGTGAAGATCTCACCGAGATCGAGCACGCCTTCGCTGGTGTAGATCCCCGATGCCCTGACACCGCTGACGCCATAGGCGATGCTCTTCACCGCCTTGAGACTGAACCAGTCGGCGAGTGTATCGACGCTATCAAGGCGCAGCACGCCGCCGAATGAATAGGTGCCATCATGGGCGCCGGACCAAACCGGACCATCGGCGATCCCATCGACCACGTTGCGCGCCGCCCCTTCCACCGTCGAGACGATCAGCGCCGCCGACAGGCTTTCGATGCCCTGCGCACTCACTGCCTTGATCAGATAGGTTCCTGGCCGAGTCGGCACCTGAACGCTGGTGCTGGTGACGTGCGGCAACAGCACGGCCGCGCTGCCCCATGTGGCGCTGCCCGTGGACGGTGTGTAGCGCACCAGGTAGTGCGACAGGTTGAGCGAGGCGACCGCCTTCCATGACAGCGTGGAGAGGTCGCCGAGCACGGCAATCGCGAAGCCGTCGACATCGGCCGGAGGCGCGTTGACGCTGGAGATCAACAAAGCCGGCGTCTCCAGCCATTGCGACCGCAAGCCACCCAGCGAGCCGATCGACTTCACCCGGAAGCGATAGAGGCCCGGCAGCAAGTCCATGACGTCGATCGAGGTCGAATAGGTCGAACCGGCCGGAGACCATTCGAGATCCGGCGCCTTGATCTGCACGTCGAACCGTTCGGTTCGCGCATCTGTAGGGGGTGTCCATCCGATCGTCGCCGCACCGCGAACCGTCGTACCGCCGGCAAGGTAGAGATATTCTCGCACGGTGATATTGGCCGGCGCGGCGAGAGGCCCCTTGGGATAGGCCGAGAAGGACGGCTTTTCGAGAACGAGGCCCTGTTCAACGCGCGGATATTTGGTCTCGTCATACTCCAATGCCGAAATATCGAACTGATGCTTTTCGGCTTCCGTCACGGAAAGCACGCGGAACGGGCGCGGCTCCACGTCCGATCCAGAGAGCAACCACAACGCCCCGGCGACCGGCACCCCCGGCAGCGGCGAGGCAAGCGACAGCGTCAACGTCTCGCCGTCACCGATGGTCACGTCGCGATCGGCGAGCGAACCATCGGGCATGACGACGGTGACGGAATAGCTCTCGCCCTCGCCAAGGTTCACCGAGGCATCGAGCGTCAGCGTCATAAGATCGTCGGACACACTAGCCAGCCGGCCGCCGAAGCGAACGCCGGCATAGGAAGGATCGGCGATCAGCACGACGTCGCCCGGTACCACGTCGGCATGGTCGAGGCCTGCGCGATAGGTCACCACTTCGGTCTCGTTTTGCTCGGTATCGAGCAACCAGGTGCCGTAGCGGTGCGCCTGTCCGCGCGAGGTGCAGCCGATCGCCTGAATCTCAGTTGGCCGCGCCCCATAGAGCGCGATGGCGTCCGGATCCTCGACGACCTCGATCGAAGATTTGTAGCTGTTCTCCGGATCGAACCAATGGACCTGCACTTGGGTATGACGGGCACTCAGTGAGGAGCCCTGATAGGTGAAGGTGCCGTCGATGACGTTCGACCGCGTCACCAGCTTGCGGGCTTCCGAGGGCTTGTCGCACACCGGCATGATGGAGCCGGCGCCCCAATAGACGACACCGCGAAATGTGCCAGCCATGGCGGTCAGGACGTTGATCGCCTCGTCGCGGTCGGAGATCATGCCGTTGAAGGTGAAGCGCGGTTCCTTGCCGCCGAAGCCGTCGTCGATCAGCTCGTCGCAATAGCGGCCGATCTCGTAGAGCTCCCACTTGGTCAGGGAATAGAGATCCGGGAAGGTGATCGAAAAGCCGGCGAGATACTTCTTGAGGCCGTAGCGGTCGTTGTCGATCAGGTCGAAGAAGATCCACGCCGGGTTGTCGGAAACCGCCCGCTTGAAGGTGCCATCCCAGATCCCGGCGTAGGCGCGTGTCTCCGGATCGTAGTTCGTCGGCACCTGGATTTCGATCCCAGCCCAATCGGCCGTCACGGTCGGGATGGAAGATGAGCCGAAGGACGAGGCATCAACCACGAGACCCAGCATGGCGCTGTTGGGATAGATGAGCTGGTAATCCTCAATGACCGTGAAGGATTGCCAGTAGGTGGCATTGAGCGAGGTGGTGCCGTTGGAGTCCTCGGAAAGCCGCCGCACTCGCACATACCAAGGCCCGGTCCCGAGAAGGTTGAAGCGATAAGCGCGGACATAGGGCGAGGTGCATTTGCCCGAGATCGTGTCGGTTCGGACGACGGTCCAGGTGCCGCCCTCGTTGCGGCAGTCGATGGCAATCGACACCGAGTTGCCCTGGACGGAACCGGAATCGGTGTCCGTCTTGGTCAGGGACGGCAGGCGGATGGAAACACGTGCCGCCGTGGCGTCGAGGTTGGTGATCGCCTGAGTGATCGAGACATTCTTTTTGAACTCGGCGCCAACCGAAACTTCGGTTTCGACGGCTGGGAAGCCCGACATCGGCTTTTGATCCGGCAGGCCGATCCGCGTCTCGAAGCTCACCCCCTGGAAATTATAGCTGCCATCGGCATTCTGCACCGGCACGTCGTCGCAATAGATCGACTTGGCACCGTTCACGAGGCCGCCGGTCACGCCTTCGGACACCAGCGTCAACAGGCGAAGTGTCTGCTTGGCGCGCAGCGTGTTCGGCGACTCCGAATAGCCGCCGGAACCGGACTTGCCGCCCTCACCAGCTAAGCGAACATCATGGAAGCTCATACCGCGATATCCTCGGTTGAAAGCCCGACACCCACGAGCACGGGAGTGACTCGGAAATGCCCGTAGACCAGCGGCACCGGTCCGCCCTCGGTGGTGACGTTGGCGCCGCCATCAAACAGATAGGAGGATTGATCCTTGCCGTTACTTGACTTCGGCTTGGGTGCCAGCATTTGGCCGAGCCCAGAAACCGCCAGAGCAATGCCGAGGCCGCCCACTTGCGCCGCCGTGATGCCGAGACCTGTCGAGGTACCAAAAGCAGCAATGGAGCCGGGAAAGAAGAAAGCGGCGCCGATCAGGAACACACCGGCGATGATCTTGCCGAGGCCGCCTCGCCCGCCCCTGCCGGCAAGCACTGGCACAATGTGAAGATCCGCCGCACCAAGCTTGAAGCCGAGATCTCCCTCGCCGAGTGGGAGACCCTTCCGCCGATCGCCACGCACCACGCGGAACCAGTTGCCGACGGCGAAGTCGCGGAAGCCAGGCAGAACGGCCGCCAGTGCCCGCCCCGCTTCGCCGGCCGTTGCGACGTCGAGAATATGAACGCGGCCAAAGCGTTTGCCGATAGCGCCGTGCAGATAGATCTTACGCCGCATAGCGCACCCAATGAGTGATCCGCGCCAGCCAACGGCCGGGCACGTCATGACAGGAGAGACAGCCGTCGAGGTGGTGCAGAATCAGGCCGTTCTCATCGAGGACGCCGGAATGGCTTGGAACCCGTGAGCCGGCGCGGGAGAAGAACACGTCGCCGGGCCGAGGTGCCTCGCCATCGAGCAGCACGAAGCCGGCGTCCCGGAAACGATCGACCAACATGTTTTCGCCGGAAGTCCACCACGCATCATCGCGGGCGAAATCGGGCAAGGTGACGCCACGCTTCTGCCGGTACCAAGCGCGCACCAGGGCGTAGCAATCACGGACACCAGGAACAAAGCACCGGCCGATCAGCGCATCGTCGAGCACATGATCGCCCCACCACAGGATATCGCTCGCCGTTTCGCCATCCGTCGAGACGATGCCGAACGGGATACCTGCGGCGATCTGGCTTTGCATGTCGGCGCGACTGGGGTGATGCGGGTGGCGTGGACGCGAACGGCCGTTTTCGCCCTTCACCGTCGCCCCATCATGGCTATGGATCACCGCCTCGGGGGCATGATCGAGCCAAGTACCGGGCGGCATCTCGAAAGCGTTGTTCGGATCGACCGCCACGTTGGCGACAGGATGATAATTCCCGCCCGAAACTACGCCGCAGCACTCGCGCGGCCATTCGGACAGCGCGTGTTGACGCGCCGCCCTTGAGACGTCGTTACCGAACATGCAAACCCTCATGAAAAAGCCCGCTGGAGGGCGGGCTTGCTTTATCTATATACGACAGGAAATATGGACTATACGCTATTTGTAGCCAGAAGCCCCGTTAATCTCATATGCGTTTCTATAACTTTCAAGTATTTCCTCTTTTTCTTTACTAGATATAGTATTGTTACTCATTATTGCTTCAATTAACTGCTTGTACTCTAGCTCGCTAGTAATAATTTGCCTTGAGTTTATAGGTCTCTGTTTACTGGTCTCGGGTTGTCTAGCTTCTTTCATTAAATAACGTAGATAGTTATTGTTGTTTGATAGCATTTCCTCAATTCTTTTCATCCTATCAATAATATAGGTAGATCCATCAACCTCTTCTGTATGGATTTTTCTAGGTATGTACTTTCCAAAGTAACGTAGGAAAGGAGAAAATTCTTTAGTTTGTTCCGCCGCCTTCATTGTGCCTTTAATTGCCGTAGACACTTCAGACATGAGTGTCTCAACATCATCAAATCTCAAATCATGACGATAGGGTATGTGTTTGATTGGTGACGTATCAAATGAATAATCAGTCTTATCGTCCTTAACAACGACAACAGGCTTATCAAATGCGAGGCGCAAGCCAAGCTCAAACATGACGTTCGGATTTTTAGCGCTCACGTCGCAAACAACAATATCGTCTTCATATATATTTTGAACAATTTGAGCTTGTATTACGCTAACTGCTTCACTCTCGCTCACGAGACGCGGCCGATAGCCGGCCATCTCAATAGATCTTTCGAGAACCACCCTAACACGCGCCCAATGAGCGACCTCATATTCGCCTATTGTAGAAATAGGCATAATAATACCGCATACAGGACGATCGTCCGATGGTATTACGCTCTTTCCATCTGGCTTTACGTCGTTTGATGCGGTATTCGCTTTGCTAGACGGTGTCCCAGGGGCGGCCATTTATCACTCCTCACAAAACTGTGCATACACAACGTCTTAACAACCGATAATTGATAAATACAAGTAGGAATTCAGCTGCTATTTGACCTCCCAACCCCTGGAAATCCTCCAAACGGCAGCGGCTTGCTCCCGTACCGCTTGATGCAGCCCGATTTGAGCCGCTTGCTGCATCGGTCCTTGGCCGGCGTCGTGGCGGCGCCGGTCGCATCAAAGCATGCCTCCCCACTGTAGGGACACGTCGCCGCCGAATAGTCGAACGCGGTCCCGGTCCATCGCCGATAGATCAGCGGACAGGCACTCTGCAGCACTTGCCGGCCGGGCAACATGCGCCCTTCCTGATCGATGGCCGCCGCAAGCTTCCACTCGACGTAGACGCGGTTTTGGTTCGACTTCTGCTCGATCCGGAACACATCGATAGGAAAGTGCGCATCCGGGTCGGCGTCGGCCTCGCCATCCATAAAACGCCGGAAGGTTCGTATCCGCCTGACAACGCATCCAACCAGGTCGCCGAACTCGTTCACGGCACGGGAGAAGATGCCTGAGACGTTCGCGACCTTCAGTGTCGGTCGCGGGAGCGTCCCCTTCGACGTCTTATCGAAACCTGAAGCCTCAACGGGTGACGGCGAGTAGATCTCGCCGGCAAACGACACCGGTTCCTTTTCCTTGGCGGACGATGTGAAGCGGTAAACCGGGCCACCAATAAGCGCGAGGTCGAGTTCAAAGAGAAATACGATGCTGTCGGCTTCAGACGATTGCGCTGTTGCCGAAATCGGAACGGATGTCGTCATAGATCGAACACCCTTTCCATCGTCGCTGAAAGTGACGGCTTCCCGCCCGTGAATGACCGTTGCCACGTCTTGCAGCGGTATTTCAGCGTCTCGGTGTCTCCGGGACCTTTCCAGAAGAAGGCGATGTAACCTTTATGAGCCTTGAAGAAGCCCTCCAGCTCGTACAATTGGCTATAGGTCAGCACCGGCCAAACCGCTGTCCAAGTCCGACCATCAACGTTGAGGCCGTCGCCCGAGCGTTGGGAATAACCGTCGCCGAACGATGATTCCAAAGTGCGGCATTCGACGGTGAGACTCGACTGCGACGACGGGCGCCGGGGTGGATTGAAGGTCTCCGTCATCAGAACGGCCCCTTCGATATCAGACCGCCAGTGCGCATCTGATCGGCCATCCGTTCATCGACGAGAATTCCAAGCTGCCGGCGCATCGCATTGCCCCAAAGCGCCGCCTCCTTCGTGCTGGTTCCCTCGGGCACGGTGACATGGATATCGCCGAACACGACGGAACCGCCGCCGCTCGAACCGCCGCCGGCCGCCATTACGCCAAGCCGGCCACTGGCATCACGACGCAAGGGCATGATCGCCTCTGGTCCAGCCTCACCCATGAGGCCCGCGCCGCGAGCGAATGCGAACGTGGTCGGCTTGGAAACCACCGAGTTCGAATAGGCATGAAGGCCTGAGGACTGGAACACGTTGCCTTTGGCTGACGGGATAAGCCAGGAGAACAGCTTGCCGAACAGTCCGCTTGCACTGCCATCGGCTAACTTTCCTCCGCCGAACAGGCCGGCAAGCGGTCCCTCGCCCAAAAACACAGCCTGGAGCGCGGCACTGGCTATCGTCTTCGCCAAGCTTGCCATGACATCGGAAGCGCTCCGGCCGTTGACGATCATGTCGGTGAAGGCATTCGAGGCGGATTCGGCGAGAAACTGTTGAGCATCGACGAGTTGCTGATGTGACGAAGCGAGCTTTTGCGCCTCCACGTCGGCTTGCGCCATGCGATCGGCAAGCGCCGAAATCTCTTCCGTCTGCTTGGGTGTCAGCTCGATCTGAAGGCGTTGAGCCTCGGCAAGCATCCGATGCTCATAAGAGAGCTTTGCCGCTGCAAGAGCCGTCAGACCAACAGTCGAAGCCTCTGACTTCTGCTCGGTGATATAAGCTTCGCCAGATTTGATCATATCGTCGTAGCTGCGCGCCCGCTGCGCTACTGCCTGATCCTGTCCCGGCATGGTCAAAGACGAATTGGAATAGGCCGTCGAGATGACGGAGCGATCGACTTTCTTCAGCCCTTCCCAACGGCCCTGCAGCTTGGAAACATCGCCACCAGAGCGGCGCACCAATTCGCTCGCAAGGCGGTCTTGCATATCGGGTGAGAAATACTCGTTCCCCTTGATGCCGAGGCTGCTCCGGAGATCCCGAAGGGTCTCGCGGGTGAATTGATACATGCCGAGCGCCGAGCTTCCGCGCCCGTTACCGTAAAGCGCCCGGTTATCCGGATTGGCGAGCATACCCGATTGCAATGTGTCGATCTCATCGAGCGTCATCATCGTGAGACTGCGATTGCCACCGGTCCAACGGCCGTAATCGAGTGTTTCGTTATAGCCGCGCCGGTTCTTCGTCCCTTCGGCTTGCGAAATCAGGTCGAGAATTCCAGACGACGGCGAGAACGCCTCTCCTGACCGCTCCTTCCTTTGGCCTATGTAGTAGTCGTTGAGGGCTTCGTAGCCTTGACCAGCATTCGCCAACCTCTCAGCGGCAAAACGGTTCACCTCGGCATTTAGGGCCTTTTGCGCAGCGGTTGCGGCCGTAAGAGCTTGGCCGAGGGTTTGGGCATGCTGAGCGGCTTCATTATAAGCCCCTTGCGACAGGAGATCGTTGAAACGCTTGGTCTCGGCGAGCATCACCGTCGTGGACTCAGTCAACTGTGTTTTGGCACTTGTGAGGTCGCGAAGAGCGGCGGCAGCATCACCCGCCGATTTCGTAGTATCGAGAAGGCTGTTAGCCAGGTCCTTCACATCGTCGGAGACATCGGCCGATGTTGCCAGGGCGCCCATTGCGTCCCGTAGTTTCAGAATGTCGCCGCTCTCAGTCAGATCCGCCAAGGCACTTTTGAGCGCTTCAATGCCTTTTACGTCAACCTGATCGCCGAGATTGGCGAGTTCGGGCATTGCAAGGCCGGTAACATCGACCCGAAGGTCTCCAAGCCCTTTCTCAAGTGCCGCCGCCGCATCCTTTGCCGCAGCGGCAACACCTTCCCGGTACGTCTTCGCGAGTGCATCGACATTGGCAAGAACGACGTTCTTGCTTTCCTGATTATAGGTTTCGATGCCCTTGGCCGCGCCTCCCCAAGCGTCCTTGATGGCCCTGATGATGTCAGGCTGTTGCTTCAAGGCTTCGGTGAGCTTGTCCGCGTCGCTCTTGTTCATGAAATACTGCACAGCTGCGCCGCCGGCTGCGATCAAGCCGATGGTCACCAGATTGACAGGCGATAGAACCGACATGAAGGCAGCGCCAAGCCCCCGAACGGCACCGTTCACGCTGCCCGCACCGGTCAAGATGGCGCCGAGCTGCGTTCCCTGTTGCAGGGCGACCGTGAAGGGTGAACCGCCGCCCTGAAGCTGGACGGCAATGTCCTGGAACTGAGCGGCCATGTTCGCCGTCTGCCCCTGAAGCGAGTTCATGGCGGCGCCGGCCTTCTTGGCACCGGTCGGGATGGTATCAAAGCCGCCACCAGCCTTCCGAACGCGTTTGTCGAGATCCTTGAAAGCCATTTCGACATCGCGACGGATGGCAGACATTTGCGCTTCGAGCTTCTCGCCGCGTGCGACGAACTCAAGTTCCAACGTTCCGATATCGACGCCCATGGTTCACCTGATGCTGTCGGGTGCTTCATCAAAGGCCGCCTCGGCGGCCTTCCAGTCTTCTTCGGAAAGGTCTTCTTCGACCGTCGCGCCGTTCGCTTCCGCCCACCCCGCATAGGCGGCCTGGAACTGCCAGAGGCTCATGTCGTCGACCTGACGAGGCGTGAAACCCATGGCAGCGCCGAGGCCGTAGTAGACGGCAAACTTCAGCCGTTGATCGGGGGAGGCGTTGGCGCTTCCGCCTCCCCCGCCGATTTTCCCGGCTTCTCATCGGGAACGCCGAGGAGACCGGCCTTCAGGATGGCGGTCCCCAACGGAATGGATTCCGCCGGAGGACGTTGCCGCGCGTAACGTTCGGTGAGCGCGATTGCATCCGGGGGCTTCATCCCGCCGCCAATCAGGCCAAGCCGGATGATTTCCGGCGCGTCGTCGACCATCGGCATGTAGGCGACGAGGCGAGCGAGCACCGCGAAGGGTGACACGCCCGTCTTCTCCTGAAGCTCCCGAAGCTGACCTATCGGCATGCGGAATACATGCTCGCCATCGCCGAAGGGCTCACTGATTGAGGCGTCCCGGCTCATGGTCAGGCGTCCGCCGCGACGTCGGTCGGCGTCAACGCTCCGTCGCCGGTACCGTCAAGCTTCACCTGATAGCGCTCGCCACGCTGTCCGGTGACGTCATGGGTGATCACAACGGCGCCGGCATAGCGCCGCTTCGGCTTTTCAGCGGTCTTGCCCGCTCCGGCGACATCCCAACGAACGGGAATGGACGTGCCGCGCTGACTGAGGCTGTCGAGAAGCGGCAACTGTTCGGCCGCGCAAACACCTTGCGCCGAGATCGACCAACCGAGTGAGGTGGTGTCGGTCACTTCCCAGGCCGCCGCATCCGGATCATCAGGATTGGGAACGACGGTCGTGCCGGTCGATTTCTTGTAGGTGAGGCTCATCTGCGTGAAGCCGATCAGCTTCACATAGATGCCGGGCGTCGCAGGATCTTCGACATAGAGCGTGCCCGCCCCAAAACGAATGGGCGTGAGGTCAGTCATGATGATCTCCGAGGGAAAGCCGGTTCAGTAGGAACGGGCCGGGTCACGGGCGGCCGTGAAATAGGTCGCCGTGTAGATGAAGCCGACGCGGATGACGGCTTGCGTCGGTTGATCCTCGCCGCCATCGGCGCCGGGGATGTCAAAGCGGGTGCTGTCGAGGCGGATCGAGTGGACGAGCCCCTGAAGGACGTCATCCGCCTCAATCGCCGCCTCGAGCTTTTCGGAAATGTCGTCGAGTGCCGTGTCCGGATCGTCGCCGTCTTTGAGCGAGACGATGATCTGAAAGCGGGTTGTTCGGCGCAGCCCGTCGCCGTCTTCGTCGTCCTCGATATCGAGGGACGAGGCTTCGTCGAGGGTTTGCACCGTCGCGGCCATGGTGAAGCCTCTTTCCAGAGGAAAGCGGCGACTGGCTTCGACGTTGCCGGCAAGCTCGGGAATGGCATCGAGCACGGCGACGAGCCGTTGCCGGATCTTGCTGCGGTGATGCATCACACCTCCACCAGCGAGAGGAAGACGAAGCCGTGTCCGTCCGGTTTGGTCGCCGCTATCCGGTAGGTGACGTCATCGAGCACCAGGCGCGCATTGCGCGTAGTGTCGGGAACGTCAGCGGCGAGTGCCGAAACCTTCAGGCTATCGGCCTCAATGCCGGCCGAGGTATCGGCCATCAGGTCGAGAGCCTGCCAGTCGTCCAGCACTGCGACCGTGCGGGGCTCGCCGCCGGCAGGCGTGTAAATGGCCTCGCGGCCGAACTCTACCGGATTGAGAAAGGCCCGGCGATCGGCCTCACTCTCCACCGGCATCGCCTTTGTCCTTCTCTTCCTCACCTTCTTCGCTGTCGGCACCGTCGTCCTCGTCGGCAGCATCCACGCCGTCAGCGTCTTGCTTGTCAGTTTCGGGGGCTCCCTCGCTATCTCCGACGTCGGAACCGGCCCCATTTGTCGGCGCCGGGACGGTCGGCACTGACGAAGATCGAGCCTTCTTCGCGGCGGCCTTGTCGATCGCTTCCAGTGCGGTTTCCTCATGCCGCGTCAGGGCATGCGTGATGCCTATCTCTTCGCCAGCGCGGAACTCGATCGGCTCCGATACCGTGACGATGCCGGCTTTATCGTCTTCCACAGTAAGGGCGTGGCGCCGATCTGCGATCTGGGACGCCGTAAGCTGAAGGCGCACGCCGATGCCGTATCCCACCCGATCAAGAACGCGGTGAGCGGCGAATTTCTCTTTTGCCATGATGATCACTCTGGATGGTCCGGCCGCGTCAGACGGCCGGGCATCGGTTCAGCAAGTTGAGGGGGGATCAGCCAGCCGCGAAGGTGGCCTGAAGGGCGTGCTGCCAATAGGCAAAGCCGACGTTGCCCGACCAGTCGATGCCGAACAGGCATTCCTTGTTGAGCTTGCAATACTCGGAACTCTCATCGAGCGTGATGACGTCCGCCTCACCTTCCTGCTGGAGGATGAAGGGCTTCGCCGCCTCGTCGGTGCGCAGCATCGCGAAAGTGTTCGTCCAGGAAAGACGCGGATTCGGCACCACATCGAGCGAAAATTTACCGGCCAGCGCCGGCAGGACGTTACTCATGCCGCCGTTGCCGAGAAGCGCCGTGGTGGCGGTCAGCGCCACGCCGAGCATGGTAATCGGCACCTGCACCTGGAACGCCTTGGCCGACTGATTGATTGGCTCGCCGCGATCGTCCTTGAAGCCGTAGATGGCCTGAATGCCGCTGAGGATGGCATTCGAGAACTCTTCGACAGTCGGCGTTGCAGGCGTTGCAGCCTTCACGTTGATCTTGTTCGACTGAGAGCCGGATTTGCCCTCTTCATGCGCTGTGTCGAAGAAGTATTTCCCGTCATAGCAAAGCTTGCTGGCACCACCGACGAGCAGCTTGGAAATCAGGGACGCCGGATGGTCCATGGCGCGATCGGCGAGTTGGTTGGTGCGCACCTGGATCATGCCCAGCTTGTCGCGGCGAAGATCCTTCAGCTTGACGGTGATCGAGCCTTCATAATCCTTGTTGGAGATCCTGAAGGAGCTTTCAGCCAGTTCGGCAGGGGTACGCCCGCCGATGAACTCACGCATGGCCGGCGAGGAGCCAAGCCAGCCATATTCTTCCGTCGCCTGATCGGAGTTGATGCGCATGGCGATGTCGTCGACCCACGAATTATCGCCGGTATCGAGGCGGGCGAGGATAAGGCCCCGGACACCGCGCGCCGTGATCTTGCTTAACTGCGAGGGCAGCATGTCTTTGTCTCCACGAAATGAAAAACCGCGCCAACGGGGTCCGTTGCGCGGTCAAAATGGACGGGCGTCACACGGAAATGCGTGGCGCTAGGGCTTGGGATCAGGCCTGAAGAGCAGCTTTCACGAGGGCGGCATCGAACTCGACAAGCGCCGTCCCGGCCGAGATCCAGCGCGACACATAGCCGATGAGGCTGTTGCCGGCGGCGGTGAGCGTGAAGGTGTCATCGTCCGAGGCATAAACCGCCGGACGATCGTTGGCGGTAATGGCGATGCCGGCGATATCGAGCACGATGCGGCCGCGCGCCTTCACGCGGACGGTGGTTTCACCGGCACCACCGGCAGAGTTGTCCGCCTGTGCGATGGCAAAGCCCTGGAAGGGATCGGCGGCGACCAGCGGGCGGGAATAGCCGGCGCCGTTCTCGCCGACTGCGGCGCCCTGAAAGATGATATCGGCGGCAACGACGGGATATTCCTCCTCGTCACCGAGCGAGAATTCCCGCGTCTTGTTCTTGGCAAGCGTGGTCATGTCAGTCTCCTTGGATTACGGCGGAAACCGCCTTTGTTTGGCGGGGCAGGCTTCAGGCCGCCGCCTTCTCCCGCCGCATGATGGCGACATAGGCTTCAACGGTCGGGTATTCCTCCTGAAGCTTCACCGAGGCGGTCCAGTCCTTGGCCCATTTCTCAGGGCTTTCGGTCACCGCGGCTTCACGCGTGGCGCCTGTTTCGCTCGTAGCGGCGGCAATGGCCGGCACGGTTGCGGCAGCGCTCGACAGGGCCGCGACCGCATCGAGCATGCCATCGGCCTTGATCTTGGCGACAACGGCCGTCGCGGTGTCGCCCGGCGTCCAGCCGTTGGCCTTGGCGTCAGCGATCAACGTCTCGCAACCAGCGACGGCGAGTGCGTCAATCGAGATGAGGCGGGCGCGTTCGGCGGCAGCGGCCTCGGCGCGGATGGCGTTGAGATCCACAGCCGGCGCCAAGGCAGTTGGGGCGGCCGGCGCCGGGTTGGTCGTGGCCGGATCGGCAACGGCGGCGAGAATGGTATTGGCAAGCAAGCTCATGTTTCACGCTCCAGTGTTGGCCGCATTGATCGCAGCGGCGAAGGCCTCGAAAGCCTGTTGAGGATCTGCAATGGCGTCGACGAGGCCGGCAGCTACCGCCGCCTCCCCTTCGAACCAGTCGGCTTCGGTTGCGAGTGCGGCGGCTTTAGTTAGGCGGGCGCCGCGCCCACGAGCGACCACGTCGGCGAACTCGTCGCGGGCCGCATCAACGCTCATCTGAAGACGGGCGAGGTAGTCATCGGATATCGGGCCGAGAGACGAGCCCTGATCCTTCTTGGCGCCGGATTTGACCACCGTCACTTTGAGGCCGGACTGTTCGACAGCCGCCGAGCGGTCGACGTGCATGGTGATGACGCCGATCGAGCCGGCGGCGCCGTGTTTCGGCATGACGATCTGTCGGCATTGCGAGGCCTGGAGATAGGCGGCCGACATTGCATAATCGGTGAGAATTGCGAGGGTCGGCTTGATCTGAGAAAGGGCGTGGATCTGGTCGGCCAGTTCAAAAGCGCCGTTGACCACGCCGCCGAAGCTGTCCACCTCGAAGACGACGCCGCGAATGGCCGGGTCCATCGCCCGCGCCACCTGTGCCGACAGCCCCTCATAGGAGGTCTCACCGGAGGATTGACCGAGAAAGGCGCCCTTGCGGACCAGTGTGCCTTCTATCGGGATGATGCCCACGGCGCCGATGCGCATGAAGCCGAACATATCGTGCTGTTCCATGATCCGCCGCACCGGCTCGCCGACAACGCCGGCATGCTGCCGATGAACGTCATGTTCGACGCCGGCGTGATCGACCATCACGAAGGACGAGCCGAGAAGGCGTGGCCCCAGCACCGTGGCGATGGTCGCGGCCTTGCGTGCGTCGATCATCAGAGGCGTTTCAAACGCCTCCGCTGCAAGTCTCATCATGTTGGTGTCCTCAGTTGTCGTCTTCGTCCGGTTCGGACGGCTGAGCACTGCCGACCGGTGCCGCAACGGGCGCCGGCTCGATGCCTTCGCCACGCATCAGGCGCATTTCCCGGCCGCGCTGAAGGATGTTGTCCTGCCAATCGCCGCCGGTTCTCTGGATGCCGATCTTCTGCAAGGTGGTGGCGCCGTTGGTCAGGTCGACGTCATCGGCCTTGGCTTCTTTGAGCGGATCGAGCGAGATCCGCGTCGGGCCGATCCACTCCGCATAGAGGTAGGCCTGACGCTTCACCGGATCGGTGAAGAAGCCAGGCGCCTTGAGCCGACCTATCGCAACCGCCTCTTCCCACATCCACTTGTAAAGCTGCTGACACCAGTTGCGGGCGAGCCAGCCACGACGGCGACGCCAGAAGAAGAAGGCCATCTCAAGGGCGGCGCGGCCGGCCGTATAGCTCGACGTGAAGTGCTTCACCAAGACTTCGAACGGCAGTTCCAGCGCAACACCGATCTGCCGGAGCATGGCGGTCAGGAAAGCATCGAGCGCCGCATTTGGCCGGCCGGGGTTGGCAATCTGCACATCCTCGCCTTCGGCAAGCTCGACAACCGCGCCCGGTGCCAACTCGATCTCATCGTCGTCGGCGTCAACGCCCTTTCCGGCTGGCAGCGGACCTTCATCCGTCGCAGCCTGCTTTTTGACGAACACCGTGAAATAGGCGGAAATGACGGCGGCCCGCACCTCGGCGTCCGTGTACTCGCCGAGTTCATGCAGGGCTTCGATCACCGGAGCCAGATACGGGATACCGCGCGACTGTTCCGGCCGGAGACGGTCGAAGAGATGCAGAACCAACGGCCGGCCATCGGTGAAGCGGGCCGGCATGGCCGTCCATTCGAGGCGAACGGAATTCAACTCGCCCGGATGCCGGTTGGTCATGTGATAGGCGACCGGCACTCCGTCCGCGTTGACCTGCACGCCGCCGGCAAGGTTCGATCGGTCGCCGCTCCAATTCGGATTGGAAACCCGGTCGGCCTCGATAAGCTGCACCTTCGTGCCGTAGGTGTCGCCGGCATCTTTGCGATAGCGGCGCACCCCGAAGATATCGCCGCTTTCCAACACGCCCCGAAACACCGTGCCCTGCATGTCCTCATCGGATTGCACGCGCGTGAAATCGAGCGTTGCCGCGAAGAGGCTCCATTCGGTTTCCGCCTGTCGTCCAAGCGCGGCGGCCTCTTCAGACGAGATCCCGAGCACTTCGTGGTCGATCTTGGCTTGTGGCTGGAGACCATCGCCGACGACGTGGCCGACGTTGGTGGAAATGGCGCCGGTCGCCACGGGCATGTTTCGCGCAAGATCCCGCGACCGGCTGCGCAAGTCGCGAAGCTCCGGCAACAGATCGGCATCGGCCGACCCTTCGCCCGGATGCCAACTCCGCGTTGGCCGCCGGCCAGTCTTGCCGCCCTTGTACCCGCCTTCGAGCGACATGCTGAGAAGCGTCCGCGACTTCGCTCGCTCAAGCCCAGCGGTCGGATTGAAATAGCCGACAACGCGATCAACCAGGTTCGGCGCGGCGACCGCAATGCCGGCGCTCCGCTGCCGCCGTTTGCCGTGATTGCGGACCTTCGGAACCGATGCTTTGCTCATGCCGACACCCCATAGCGCGGCCCGCGACGTCCGCCGCCCGCAAGCTTCTGAACCTTGGCTTCCCAGAACTCGATATTGTCGCGGATGGTCGCCGCGTCCGCCCGCGTCAGCTTGCGCCCGCCGATCTCGTAGGACTGTGAGGACGCAACCGCCGTAGAGGCGGCCATCCAGAGGCCAAGTTGCGTTTCTGCCTGTTCCAGCGTGATCCCGGCCATTACCTTAGTCCCCTTGAGCGCATCCGGCGGCCACGAGGCCTTGCCGCGACGGGCGCCGAAGGCGGCGCCTTGGTGTCTTCCGTTGGTTCCGCCGGCTCGGGAGCTGCCACGGCCAGAGGAGCCTGTGCGTTGTCATTCTCCGGTCTGAGCGCCCAGGCGTTGGCCTCGATCGCGGCGGCCCAAAGCGGCGGATTGTTCCAGTCGATGGACTCCGCGCCGAGCACGATGGCGAGCGCCTTGCCGTAATAGGCACAGTCGAAAGCTTCGTTTCGCCGCTGTCCCGGCTTCATGTCCCAGCCATCAGCCGACCGACGTTCAGCGCAAAGTTCGGTGAAAACCTCCGGCGGCAGTCCCGAGGCGAGGTGATAGGCGCCCGGACCCGGCACCTTGCGCACCAGCGAAACGGCCACCTCGTCTTTGAGGACATCGGACGCCGCGAACACCACGTTGACCGTCTTGCGTCGGCGCGGATTGGTCTTGGTCTGCCGCGTCTGGTCGATCTTCTCGGGTTCGCGCTCTTGAGCACGCGGCTGCCTATCTACACCACCGAGACCCTTGACCAGGAACACCCGGCGCCGGCCGAAGGTTTTGCGCGCCTTACGCCACCAAGCGTAGGCGTTTTGCGTGGTGCCGGGTGCGCCGCCGCTATCGACGATGATCGCCGCCGGCAGCATGCGCCAGCCGCCACCTTCCACCGGATAGGGTTTGCTCAACAGGTCATCGAGCGCGGCCCAATCTTCGGAATAGAGCGGCGGCGCAATGGCACGTGTGCCGGCGCCCGGCGCCTTGGTCGGAGGCGTGTGGATGTCGAAGCGATCGACCATCCAGCGCTCAAGTCCGACACCGAAGGCGTCTGCCTGGACGACGAAGCGGTTTGCCTGCACGTCGACGGACAACAGGACGAAGCGCGTGCCGGCCGGCAGGATCTTGGCGACGATCGGCGCCGGCTTGTCGCGGAGCGTATCCGGCGTCAGTTCGGTTTCGCTGTCTGCAGCCTGCGGCTTGTAGGGCAAGGCTTGATCAACGTTGACGGTGGTCTTCAGCTTCTCTTCGCTGCCGGTCGCGTCATAGGTTTCCTTGGCCGTCAAATATTGGCTGACGAGCTGTGCCCACGGCTGGAAGGCGGCGCACGGCCCCTTCAGCCAGTAGGAGACGATTTCCGTGTCGCGCACCTCGTCATCGATGCGGGCGAGGACGCCGCCCGGCCCTTCGTGCAGCCAGACGCCAGCCGCATCGAGATCCCGCCGACGCGCCGGCTCATGAACGCCGCCACAGTGCGGGCACAACATCACCGCCTTGCGCCCGCGCTCCATCGGGTCGCCGTCCTTGGGATAGTCGAACAGCTTGAAATCTGGCTCGTACAGCTCGCCGCAATGATCACACTGCCAATAGCGACGGGCGCGGGTGCCATCGTTATAGAGCGACAGGATGCCATCGCACGGCGGCGCCATGTGCGGCGCATCGGCCGGCGCCCGCCAGGCCTCATCAAGGATCGGCTTGCCCGGCGAACTCTCGGCGATCGCCATGCCCTGAGTGCCGAAGGTCTGGATACGCTTGAAGCCAAGGCCCCAGGGCGAGCCCTCGCCGTCGACATCCATCGGCATGCGGTCATAGTCGGTAAACAGGACATCGAAGAGGTCGACCATCGCAAGGTGCGACTTCACGGGCCATCCGAGCGTGAACCGCATCCCCCCGAGAAACCGCTTCTCGTAGGTGGTCATCGAATAGCGGCCCGGCATGATTTGTGCCGAGATGTCGGGCGAGTCCCAGATCATCGCGTCGAGCTTCGACAGCGAGTATTCGCGCGCCGCTTTCTCATCCGGACAGATCAGGCGGCCGACGCGCGGCCGGCACTTCACGCGATGGGCGATCACGTTGTTGATCAGCGCTTCCGACTTCACCGAACGGGCCGGGCCAACGAAGATCAGCCCGCGAAAGCGCCGGCTGTCGGTCATGTCCATCGGCTCGACCATGTAGGGAGCGACATCGTTGCGCCACTTGGTGCGAGCGCCGCCCGAGGAGATCCGGCGATACATCTCGGCAGCGGCGGCAACCGAAACCCGCTCGATCGGCGCCACCGATTTGACGGTCGCGGCAAGCGCGCTCACGGCACGCGCGAAAGACGGAACCGGTCCTTCACGGTCGCGGCGGAAGCTCTGAATGTTCATGCGGATACCTTCTCGCCTTTCGCCTGCTGCAGTTCCACGAACTTGGCGAGCGACTTCGCGAGATCGTCGAGGATGTCGTCAGCGAGCCGGACGGCGACCAGGACTTGAGGAGTAGTCAACGACAGTTCGCGGCCAAGGCGATCCGGCATCGCCTCGATACCGGCTCGGACAGCGGCGAGAGCGCCATCGAGCACGTCGACCATGTCGTCAAAGCGCACCAGCTCGCCGCGCGCCTGTGCCATCGCCATGTACTCGCGTTCGGCCGCGTAGAGTTCGCGCCGTTCACGAGGTGGCAAAGCCTGTTCGGACGTCCCGGCCTTCCCTCCGACCAAGGCGAGGCGCATTTCCTGCACCGCGCGTTCCGCCGCGTCGTTCTCGGCTTCCCGTTCGGCCTCGCGCGCCTTCCGCCAAGCGAAGCACTCGGAAAGCTGGAACTCGTAGGACCGGCCATTCGTACCGGTCGAAAGCACCGGCATGCCGTCGCCGATCCAGCGGTCAACAGTCGGTTCCGAGACGTTGAGGGCGCGCGCAAGCTGGGACTTGTTGAGAACGGCATCGGCAACGCCTTGCGGCAGCGGGAAGCGCTCAACGTCCGTCGTCACGTCGCACCCCCTTGAACAACAACAACATCAACCCAACGCGTTTTCAGAATGCGCACAGATCGACCGACCGGGGAGCGAATTACCCCCAGGCGGATTTTTCTCTGGAAGGACCCAAAAGGCTTGGGGCCCCGCGTCGGGTCGGCTTTTTCTTCGGAGTGCCAGTCAGCCTCGGCGCCGGCTGGCGATGGCGGTCGCGAAGGCCTTCCGGAAGTTCGTCGCTGCCAGCGCCTCACCTACCGAACGTCCGACCTCGTAGAAGGGGAACCGCTTCCGGTAGTTCGGCGTCCGGACGTAGTTGAAGTAGATGACCGGCCGTCCGCCCTTGTTGATAGCGATGGCGAGAGGCGTGTTCGAGGCCTTCAGCAGAAAGAACCGCTCCCGTCGGTTCCGCCGCCACGATCGAGCCGAGGCGTTCTGCCAGACATCGACCACCTGTGCGCCAAAGTCTGACAGGATCTGCATGATCACCGAGCCACGCACGTTGCCATAGGCATCCTTCGGACATGCCCGCGACGGTACGGCGTAGAGGTTCGACGGCATCGCACCGACTGCGATCAGATGCCGCTCGAAAGCCTTGTGCCGTCGCGCTCCACCGTGGACCTGCGGATTAAACCAGTTGCGCGGATGCGAGGTGCCTGTCGCCGTCTTCTGCACCACCGAGGCAGCCAGCCGTGTCTTCGTGGCGGGCACCACCTGGAAGGCATTCTTCGAGAACGGCGTCGGCCGATCGAATACCTGCCCGATCGTGCGCTTCTCGGCTGCAAGCACGTCCTTTGCCGTCCAGGTCAGCGCGAGCGCCGTGGCAAACGGGATCTGGTCGACGGCAACGGATGCCATCCTCGCCGACACATCGGCTATATTCGCCCGAACACCGAATTCCATCAGCACACCGCCATAGAAAAAGCCGGGCTGGAGATCCAACCCGGCTTCGCTGCCCGAAGACTCAACTAACTCGCTTGATGAATAAGCAGTCCGACGGAGACAAATCCAAGACAGCTTTCTTTTCGTCTATCTTTTGATTGGTCGACCTGGTCCAAGAAATAGACCTGACTTTCTTCGTGTACCAGCGGCCTCAACAGATACATTTCTCTGAACGAAAGAACCAATAAACGCACCAAGCGTCAGTTTCGTCAGGTCCATAAATCCATCTACGCCGAACATAGCAACTATCGAGAAGAATACAGTGAGAGCTACTGTAAGTAGCGGGAGGCCGGATAAGCCCAATTTCGTTGCAGTACCAGTAGCCCCAGAAAGAGAGCTGAGCCTAACGTATTGATCTATACCTTTTTCATTGCCTGATTTTATAAGATCCTCAAGCAAATCCCTATCTTCACTAGGTATAGCGGCTCTCTCGATATCTGAATCTTTGATAATAAGTCTAGCTCCAGATAAAACGAAGAATGCGACAACCATAACGGCGGCAATTATAGAAATGAACTGTGACGATGTGAATTTGCTTACATCGTTATCGGCCGCGTATTTGTATATCCCCATGGAAACAAACACGCCAACGACTATCAGTATTACCCCTGCATACATCGTAAAGATTCGTGACATGATGTCTTTTCTGTGACGAACGATTGCAGAGGAATCGTTACTGGTCGTCTTGAACTCGGAAGGGCCTGCATCTTGACTCATGATAGACCTGTCACTTTGGGCGAACTCAACTTTTAATTAGTGACATGCTGAATATATAGCTTTCAAGTAGTTATAATACTACCCTAGGCTATGCTTGGCCCTGACATGCAACATAAAAGTTTTCTCCATATCGCCAATTCGGGTTCCATTCCGGAGCAGTACATTAATTGCCCTTGAACCTAGAGAGTTCGGCGATGTTCGCCTGAACACCGAGTTCCATCAGCACACCGCCATAGAAAAAGCCGGGCTGGACATCCAACCCGGCTTCGCTGCCCGAAGGCGCAATTCTTCAATGTGGCAAAAACTGATGATCTTCCCCGGAGAAGTCAAGGCGAGCCCAGGCGGGGTTTCATCGAGTTGGGGACAAACCTTTCACCGACGAGGCACAAGGCATCGCGCAAACGTCGCCCAATTGCCGCGCACGTTTCCTTGTCCGCCTTGCCGTTCAATACCTTAACCGTCGGCCACGCCTTGGCAGCCTCCTCGATCGTTCGCCCTTCCACGCAGATCGCCATCAAGATCGACCAGTCGGGTTGCCCGATGTACGCGGCGATCATGGCGAGCTCGGTCTTTGCGCCGAGGATGGTATCAGCCGGCCCGTCGTAAGGCTTGATCGAGCAGTCCACCCGGATCATGCGATAGTCGATCGCCGAGGAGCCGCTCGCCTGCGCTGCCTCGGCAAGTGACACGATGTAGCCGGCGGCGACGACCGCAAGCCGACTGAGACCGCCGCGCTCCGGTGACTTGGCGGCTAGGCGCCGGATTGTCTCCGAAGCGCGCACCAAGACTCTATCCGTTTTATCTTTAAACCAAGGACTTGCGACGGAAACCTCAATTCTTGCATTAGCAGTCATCGCACGCCCTCGCGCTGGGTTGTCAGAGATTGCCCGTCTGTCGGCTCATCAGGTGGCCTCGCCGATGGCATCCAAATCCGATCGACCTTCGCCGGCCGTGGAAGCCTGAAGCCCCGATCGGCAAACCACTCGCGCCACGCGACGAAGTCGGGCGAAGCGACCAGCACATAGGCGAAGCTCGCCGATGCGGCTTCCATCGCTTGAGCCTCGGCAAGTGTCACCGCGACTCCCTGCCCTCGCTCGGCCTGTTGGGCCATGAAATTCGCCTTGCCCGCCGTTGGCGAAACTCTGCCACCCTTGGCGTGCTCGAAGAACCGACACCACCAAGCACGCCCAAACAGCGGCAACGGCACCAACTCACCAGGACCAGACGCCGAGGGTGTAGCTTGCGCCCTCTCGAAAGCCCTGTCGCGGAGGTAGGTCGCCGCGTTCATGAGCGAAGAGCGCTTCGCTCGCCGCTGCCCAGCGATGACAGCCGCAATGGTGCTCGTCACAGCCGCTGCTTCCCGATCCTTCGGCGTCAATCGCCGCCATACGGCAAAAGCGCGTCCACGGTTGTCGAACCTTTGCGCTGGATCGGCAGACGTCCAGACCTGGAAGAACCGTTCGAAGCCTTCCTCGTCATCTTCGGTCGCGCGCGTCTCTCTCGCCCCTCGGGGGGCTTTAGGGGGTGTCGTTAGATATTGATCGTTAGATTCTTTCGTTAATGGTGCCGATCCAGGGCCGGCAGGGGGTGCCGATCCAGGGCCGGCAGGGGGTGCCGATCCAGGGCCGGCAGGGGGTGCCGATCCAGGACCGGCAGGGGGTGCCGACCTGTCGGCAGGGGTGCCGACCTGTCGGCAGGGGGTATCATCGTCGTCGTACAGCACGTGCGAGCCTGCTGCCGATGACTGCTCGGGACTGACATCGAGGCGCACCCGGTACCAGTGCGAAGCGTCTCCGCCGTCGCGCCGCATCTCGGTTTTGACCTCGACATAGTCGGCCTCTCCAAGCCGACGTAGAGCGGCTTGCACCGTGGATCGAGCGCACTTCAGTTGTTCGGCCATCTTCACTTGGGAGCGCCGGCACCATCCATCTTCGTTGGTGTGCGTTCCAAGCAGGGCAAGAACCTGAAGATCTCGTCCCTCTAGGCGTTGGTCGACAACGGCGGCCGCTGGGATGATGGAAAATCGTGGCCCGCTCATGCGGCCTCCCTTTCGACTTCGCCATACGATGGCAATGCCTCAAGTTCCGCCGCGCGCTCTCGTGCGAAAGCGCGTTCGGCTTCAATGCAAGTTCGGATGGCGACGCCGTAACGCCGCACAAAGGTCAGCGTGGCGAAGGCGGCATAGAGCACATCGAGCCGCCGTTGCGCCGTGTCCGCGCGCATCTGTCCACGCGAGACCTTGAACTCCAGGCGCGTCGTCTCGGCATCGATCAACTGCCTGATGGCCGCGATCTGATCGTCGATCGACGGCTTTGCTCGCTTGGTTGGCACGGCGGCCGTCATGGCGCATCCTCGTCTACGACGGCGAGAATGAACGGATGAGCTATGCGCTGGCCGGACGGCACTTCCAATGAGGCAGCCGCACGCTCCCGCACGGCCGCGATGATCTCCCCATCGGTCGAGCTCGGAGGCAGGCCAAGGATGTTCCACAGTGCCGAGCGAAGGTTGATCAGCCGAAAAGCCGCCCCGCAGTGAAGATCGGTCATCGCGCCCTCCCCAGCCATTTGGCTCGAGAGGCATCGTCCAGCTCATAACCCAGGCTGGCGACGTAGCGGACCACGAAACCCATCCGGCGAAGCTCGGTCGCCAACACCTGCACGGACTTCCGCGAGCCCGAGAAACCCGCCTTTTGCAAACACTCGCTCATGGCATCGGCGCCAACCGGCATGCCGGGCGGTGCGCCTGCGAGCAAATCGAGACCGACGAGATGGCGCGACGACACAACGCGTCCCTGCCAATAGCGGATCTTCGGAGCCGTGCCGACCGGCTGACTCACTGAACACGGCTGCGGCTCTGCCATCGGCGGTTGGCTTTCCAACAAATCCGGCACGTCTTCAGTGAAGGCAGGCGCGTCAGGTAGCGTCGTTTCCGGCCACGAGAACGCACGCCCTGCCCTGATATCGTCGGCCGGTAACTCGCCGATCATCCCCTTTGCGAGGAAATCAAGCGCCGTCGCTTTGACATCATGCCGGGACAGCTTCAGTCCGCGAGCTTGCACGCCAAGCGGAACCCGTTCGCGGCAGAGACCGAGCACGGCTCCGCGGAGAAAAAAGTTGAGGCTGCTCACGCTGCATCCTCCTCGGCGAGCACCACATCGCGGCAATCGGCGCAAAGCCAGATGCCCGCCTTTCGCGCGTCGCCCGCGTCCATCGCCGGGCCGAGGTGACAGAGGTAGCCAAAGGGCGCGTCAACCGAGCCGCACTTGGCGCAGTGGTGGACAAACAGCACCGCCTTGCCATGCCGCTCGAAACGGCCGGAGGGTTTCAGCGCCGCGAAGCCCGTAACCGGTTTTGGCGCCGGCCGCGCCGCAAGGTCGGCGGCTTGGAACAGGTCGGTCATTGCCTGTCCCCCTTCACCACCCGCACCTTGGCATTGGCGAGCGACATGCGCGCCGCGCCGACACGCCGCTCGATCTCCGAATAGGCCCGGTCGATGGTTTCCGCCTCGCCCGGCGAAATCACCCCATCCTCTTGGGCAATGGCTAGCTGGATGCTGGCCTCGCCGACCGCGTGCGCCACTTCGGCATGCGTCCGGGCAAGGTTCGCCGTCTCCCGCGCATCCGCCCCCGGCTCTCCAAGGCGTCGCCCATTGAGTTCGGCCATGACGGAGGAGACGAACGCCCGGCCGCTGTCGGCCTCAAGTGCCAGCGCGGCCGGGATCGGTATCACGTCGGTATCGGTGGCCGATTGCCAGCGTCCTACCTCAGTTTTCGAATAGCCGGAGATCTCGCCAGCGCGGACGACGCCGCCGCACACCTTCACCAGGTCGCGCGTCGCGGCCTTGAGCCGATGAAACCAAGCCTCGGAAATTGCCATGTCGAACCTCATGAGTTTCCCGTTCCGGGAAAACGGCAAAGGTTTCCCGTGGCGGGAAACCGCATGAAATGATGGAGTTGTGGGCAAGCCGGACGGGCCGGCGAAGGTTGTCAGAACTTGGGGCGTTGCCGCCGTGTCAGTCGTCGAACCTCCTCATCAGCTGGTCGAGCCGCCTCTCGGCAGCCGGATCGATTTCAAGCGCCGCGCCGGCCTCGGTGATGAGCACCCAGAGGCGGCATTCGGCCTTGTCGGATGGCAGACGCATTTCAACGAGGCCGAGTTGGTCGAGCCTGTCGAAAGGCGCGAAAACCAGCGGGCAACGATTGCGACCGATCGAAAGATTGCCGCCGCTGTCGCATCCAGCGCGTCCGCCAACTTGGCGGAGCCACAGCAAGGCGGCGCCTTGATCAGGGGTGAGCGCGGCACTCATGGAAGCGAACCCGCAAGGTCGATTTTATCGTCGGACGCCGTAACGGCAGTGTGTAAGGGAGGCGAGCCGATGACGGCGTCAAAACTGCTCGAAGATAGTGGATCGACAAAATCCGCAACTGTTAATTCGCCTTGGGAAATCAGTTGGATACGCCGCAAGGTCTGCGGTCGAGGAAAGCGAACAGAAGCTTCCCATCGCCAAACAGCAGCAGGTGTTACGCCTACGCGATCACCAAACTCTTTTAGGGAGAGGCCGTAGCGCTCTCGGAAGCGGGTCAGTGCGTGCATGATCCGCAATTTTCCATTTTGGAAAGTTAGTGTCAAGGACGGACTTTCCATATCCGCCAAGGACCACTCTTTTCCATTTTGGTAAAATCACCCCATGACAATGTCCATTGGCAAGCGGAAACCGTTTAAGGTTTTCTTCAAAGAACGCCGCGAGAAGCTCGGGATTACCCAAGAGCAGATCGCGAGTCATATGGATACATCTGCTGGAAAAATCTCGAAGTTAGAAACAGGGAAGCAAAAGTGGTCTGAGGATTGGTTGGCTAGAGCGGCATTTGCCCTCGACTGCGAAATCGTCGATCTGTTTTATGATCCCAACGGCACCACGCCGGAGCAACGCTTGGCCGCCCTTCCGCCGGAAAGCCGTACAGTCGTTTTCACGTTGATTGATCAGCTCACGCCTAAAAAGTCAGTTTGATAATACCACCGTTAAAAGCCCGATTTCAGGCATAGATATTTAGGCCCAAGCACTGGGTCATCTCGTGCGGACCATTTTGATACCCTGTCCGCCACCATCATCCGGTTACAATTCACCCTCATGCAGCTATCACGCATTTTCTAGACGAAAGTGCGTACTCACTCAGCAACCTTTGGGTGACACCAACACTCAAACATTTCTTGATTGCGTAACGCAATATTGCAAAACCAATATCGGGAATGCAATTGCAGAATTGACGTAATTTTCCGTTTTGGAAAATTCCAGATTGACACGAAGTTTCCATTTTGGAAATATGCGGCTCGCAAACGACGCTCCTGTGCTCATCCGCACCGGAGAACCGGCGGCGCTGGAAAGCTCCATCGCCTCACCTGCCCCGGTGACGACGCCGTTCCCTTGATGAGGTCACTATGGAAACTGAGAGCGCCCAAGTTGACGGCCAAGAGAAGAAAGGGCGCGCCCGCAAAGGGCAACAGGAGGAAGCCTTCACACCCAAGGAAATGGGCGTGTCCGCCGAAGAGATCCTGCGCTTCATTGAACGGGTTGAGCGCCTGGAGGAGGAGAAGTCCTCGCTTAATGACGACATCAAGGACGTGCTCGCCGAGGCGAAAGGCCGCAGCTATTCGGCCAAGGCTCTGCGCGCCATTATCAAGCTGCGCAAACTCGATCCCGAGGAACGCCAGGCCTCCGAAGCCATCCTGGACCTCTATATGAACGCCATAGGCATGATCTGAGGCGAGCCATGAACACCCTGTTCCTCCTCATGGCGCAATACAACGCCGCCGTCATCATCCCGCTCGAAAAGGTCCGCGCCGACTTCTTCCCTCACCTGACAATGCCCAAGCTCCTCCGCAAAGTCATGTCCGGCGAAATCGACCTCCCCGTCACCCGCATCGAAGGCAGCCAGAAGGCGGCGAAGGGCGTGCATATCTCCGACCTTGCGGACTATCTGGACAAGCGGAGAGCTGCTGCGATTAGGGAGCGGGATGCGTTGTGCGGCTAA